TTGTGTACATTAAGTATGTATCGTTTTTTCGCCATCCAGATGCCACGATCAGCAATCGCTTCACGTTTCATCACCATGCGATTCACATAGGCATTGGTGTCCTCTGCGAGTTTATCATAACCCTTTGCGAGGACCTTCTCGAAATGGTCCTCACAGATCTTGTCAAGAAACTTAACAGGATCTTTAGGCTTGAACTTCTCGACTAACGGTGCCATGTTGATATACACAGAGTCGGTATCAATCGCAACTACGTAGTCTTCGTTTGTACCTAGAATATTCTGCATTTCGTCATTAACAGACTTTTCTGCACACTTGATCGCACGTTGACCCGAAGTGGTAACACCTTCAGCAATTCTGTGGTCGAAATACCGGAAGTATTTGTTGGCCAAGGCACCATAGAGACTATTCATAAGAATCTTGATTGAGGTTTGCTGATTGTTCAGTTTCGCAATCTTCATTTCAAGACTCTTGGTCGGTTCTTGTTCGTACCTTTGTTTCTCTTTGAGCATGTCCTTTTTGATAATAACACGACGATCATAGAACTTTTTAATCAGTGTCGGAATGATACCTTCAACGTCTTTTCGGAATGATGCGCCGTTGGCACACTGAGTCCGATCTATATCTTCATCAAAACATAATGTTTCGGGTGACATATTGTATTGAACCATGATGTTCGGATACAGTGAGTTCAAGTCAAACGACACAACCCAGTCATGAGAACCAACGAAAGGATCTTTCACATAACCACCAACGATCTTTCCTGGATTGGGATCAATCGGCGGTCTAGGAGGAATGATAGTGTTCTTCTGAATCAACTCGTTGTATATAATCGAGTCCCATATCTCAGTAGTTCCTAGTGCGGCGGTGTGATTTGTTTTCGCACCATATGACATCGTGAATACTAGAGAAATGATACCGAGTTTTTCTTCGAGTCGATAAACAAGGTCAGTATCCTTTACGTTATACTCGATAAACTTTTGATGATCTTCTTTGTACAGTGTGTACAGATTGCCATACTCTTCGTATGATAACTTTTTCTCACCCAAGAATACGTGTGCGATGTGGTCGAGTTTATAAGACTCTTGGCGACCGTTAGTGTTCAGTGTAAAGATCTTGACAAGTTCAAGGTAGTCTAGACTAGAAATGCCGAGTATCTCGTATGTCTGTTGCTGTATGCCGTTTTGATTATACACATTACGTTCACTGACATTATTCCATGGCGACAGACCTTGTGTGATCTCGCCAAGCACCGTGTTCATGCGGTTGACCAAATATGGAATATCGAAGAATCTGGTGTTCCAACCTGTTATGACATCAGGATAGTTGCCTTTCCACCACCCGAGAAATGATCTCAAAAGATCTTGTTCAGATGCACAGTGGAAATATTTGACTGTATATTTTTCTTGGTCGAGTTCTTTGAAGTTGTTTTCGTCGAAGTCGTCTAGACCCCATGTATAGAAAATAGGACTTTGATTGTTACGAGCCGAGATAGAAATTACAGGATATTTTGCATCTTGAGGTTCGGGGAAACCTTCATCAGACGCAACCTCGATATCAAAATACATGACGTTGATCTGATCTTCATCATACACAACATCGTTTGGAAACATATCCGAGATGAATTGAATGACAAAATTATTCTGACCATGTACGTTGAAGTTAGGCACGTTTTCATACTGCTTGATGAAATCGCTGGCTTCTCTCATCGAGTCAAATTCGATGGGTTCGACAGACTTGCCGTACAGTGTACGATATCTGCCTGTTGCCCTTGAAGATTCTACAAACAGTGTAGGTTTAAACGGTATGCGTTGTTGTACTCGCTGTCCGTCTTTGATGCCACGATAAAGTATTTTGTTCCCTTGGCGGGTCACATTAGTATAAAATTTCATAATAATATAGTATCAAATTTATTCAGATAAGTCAATAAGATGCATCGCTGGTTGATGCACTGATAGATCAATTCCTACTTTAGATTTAAATTTACCTACACGATCGGTTACTGTAGCACCCAGATTAGGATCAATCAACTGTGTGATAGGTGAATAAAGGATGGTAGACGGATCATTGTATGCTTGGCTACAAGAAGATCCGACACCCGTCTTCCCTGTCCATCTCTCATCTCTTGATCGGTTGCAAGGCCAATAAACAGTGTTTGCTCGATGTTTTGCTTTTTTCACCCATGTGTCGGTCGCTAGATGAAGTACACCCAAAGCATTTCGGCGTGTTCCTCTTTCTACTAGACTACAATATATCTTTGCGATTTCAGGTTTTACAGTATAGAATTCATTCGACATGCCTAGACATGCAGTGGGCATTGTCCACCATTTTGACATAATCATTCTGAAAACATCTTCGTGCTCTGCTTTTAGAAATGCATCGTGCTCTAGAATCCAGAAACGTTCCGTGTCTTCAGCAATTTTCTTGACCATTCTATAGTTTGAATGTAGAGATGCAAGTTCTTGTGGTGATCGAGCGTCTTTGTTTGGTATATCTGCAAGTTCAGGCAAGTATGTTTCGGGTGTTACACATTGAATTACTTCTATTTGAAAAATGTCCGAAACAATCTCAAACGATTTGAGAGCATGTTCCATATACTGAACAGCAAGTGGATTGTTCAGATCGACATTCATGTAACCTTTAATCATTGTTGAATCTCTTAATAATGCGTCTGAACTATTTATGAGATCCCACACGTACCGAAGCAGAGGTGCGGGACATATTTTACAGACCTAGTCTTTCATGCAGGTCTTTTTGAACCTCGTCTTGACCAAAGACCATTTGCTCTTCGCTGATCTCGACGTAGGTTACTGGTTCTTCTACAGCAAGAACCGTTTGAGTACGCACAGGCGACAGTAGCACGGCGACTACTAATCCTGCCATCATTGTTGCCTGTATTGCGCTATAGATTTTTTCTTTTACTGTGTCGTCCATCATTCTCCTTCAAGTTCTAGGTTATGTTGCTTGCCAATGGGTATGAAACGAGGACGCTTCTCTTCGGGGAGGACTACTTTCAGGTCAATGACCAGTAATCCGTCTACGAAGTCTGCTCCATCAACAACAACATGTTCCGATAACCTGAAGGTGCGAGTGAACTTTTTAGTCGAGATCCCTTTGTGCAGGAACTCTCGTTCTTCATTTTCTTTGGCTCCTTGTACGATAAGAATACCATCTTTAACTTCAATCGACAGTTCTTCGCTTTTATAACCAGCCAGCGCAAGTTCAATCGAATAAGTTGTCTCACCGTGTTTGACCACATTGTGGGGAGGGTAGAGTTTGTTGTCTGCCATTTCTGACAGGCGCTCTATCTCATTCCATACGTGATCGAAGCCAATAAAATGTGAACGTGGAAAAGTAAATGCTTTAGTTACCATAACGGTACCTCCTAATATTAAGCAAGGTTGTGTTGTATATGCGACCGGACCACCCGCATCGCAACGTTATTTATACTCGTTGAGTATAAAATCTGTATAATTTTACATAAAATTTAAAGCGAATTGGCTCGTGTTTGGGATCAGGTAGATCGCCAAACATTTCGTGCATTCGTCTTAAATGTTCCTGTACGTCCATGTATAAATATCTCTGAGTGTCACAAAAGTGACATCACATTGTAACATAAATCGCTGTGAAGCGCAATAGTGTCGTGAGACACAAGGAGAAACATATGAAACTCAAAGACAGAGTACTTCTGTTTGCACCTATGGTATTGATTCTATCAATGGTATGTGCATCGACATACGCATTCGCTCGTTAAACTTTGACATAAGTCGCTGGATCCGGTTCTCTCTCAACACCAAACGAGAAAGTAACTCGTGATCTCTGCGGTATAACGTGATGATGTGTTCCTCTTGGTATGTAAACACAATCTCCCGGAGAAAAGACTATTGACTTCTCTTCGGCGAATGAGTTCTCTACCTTGAGTAGCACATCACCTAATACCTGCACTAAGAACACGTCCATCTTATCTTTATGCCAAGGATAACTGTCCGTGTTCTTTCCCACACCCAAAAAAGTAATCAGTGATATTTCGTTTTCATAAAATATTTCAGACATCTGTTTGACGATATCTTTTGCCCATCTTTCAAGACTACCACGTTGATGCGCAGACTTCAGAAAGACTCTCATCTTCTTGGTGTTTGTGTCAATAAGATGCTCGGGATGCGTATCAAGAAACTTGATTGCATCATCCCATGTAGGCTTAACATCAAACGTTACCTTACCGAAGTGAGGTATCTTGTTCGCTATTTTTTCTTTATCGAATATCACTTGTTACCAATATTGTACTTGGGACAAAGTTCCCATTGATCTTTTTCTTTATGAGATATGATTTTAATCTGACGTAGTGGTGCACATTCTGCAACCTTTTCTTTGTCAATGATTCTAACCAAACCCCAGTCTGACAGTAGTGTCGTAATGGTGTTACGTCTCAGTATATCATTCTCTTCTAGATTAGATTTCTTTCCATCAAGCAGAAAGAGTTCTTTGAAGTGAACGATAAAGTACCTGCCTTGTTTATGTAGTATATGACAAGATTGATACAGTTTGTTTTCTTTTCGAGATGCAACACCCATACGTGTGAGTGTTTCCCGCACTTTCAAAAAATCGTCGGGTTCGTTCAGTACTACTTCGAGCATGTCGTTAGGCGACCAAATCTTATTGTTTTCCACCTTTATGAATCCTTCTTTTTATTGTTTCAAGTTGATCGGTGGAGAGTAGGGATAGGACATTCTTTGCTTTGTCGTTGCTGTATCCATAATACTCTTTTACCGCTTCCAAGTCATCAATTGTTTCTGGTTTAATCCACTTAGAAAAACGCTTGCGTTTTCTAATAATATTTATAAGAAAATCAAATTGAAGTTTTTTGTCGAGGTGATGATATTGATTCATAACATTCGACGCCGCAACAGTGTCTTGAAAGTATGATAGAGATCGATTGGTCATATAAGGAGCATATGACTTCTCGGTCAAATCATCTACGATCAGATTCTCTTTAGTGTAATTGATTGCCGTGACATAATCAAAGGGATTCATTATGCAAACTCCACGTTCGCCATGATCTCAGTCATACACGCCACCACATTCAGTTCATGATCAGCAACAAACGCATTCTTGTACTGATAGTCAGCCAGAATCAGAACAAGTTGTGGTATGGACGATGCATCAACCTTGTCGTACATGTTGTCATAGATCTGACGAAAGATTACAGCCGCATCAACATCGATATTGTTTGCCACCCATGTTCGCATTTTCTTGAAGTCCTTTTCTTTCAATGCTTTGAACAGAGCAGAGTAGTTATCACTACTTACCGTAATGTAACCAATATCGCCCATTGACCCGCCAATTGACGCTCTTTGTAACTCATTTAGCACCCTACGCCAGTCAGGTGCATAGCGCATAATCAGTTCAGCAATGCCTTGCATCGTAGTACCAGATACACCGACATCCTCTTCTTTGAGAATGTATTGAACACGTTTCATCATCTGTTCACACAGACCCACCATCTCTTTCTTTGATGTATTGAATTCATATACACCACAGCGAGAGTGTAGAGGTTCGATGATTCGATTCTTGAAGTTACAGGTCAAAATGAATCGGCAGTTATCTGAAAACTCTTCGATAAACCCACGCAGGGCAGGCTGAGTCGACTGAGGATTTAGATAATCTGCCTCATCAAGAATAACGACTTTGAGTTCACCGCCAAGAGATACAGACGATGCAAATCGTTTAATTTTGCCACGAAGAGTGTCAATATTACCTTCTTCAGAACCATTGATAAGAATCCAATCGTAGTCAAGCATGTTGCAGATCGCTTTGGCTACGGTTGTCTTACCAAGACCCGCAGTGCCGGTAAACATCATGTTAGGAAGTTTACCGCCATCTACGATAGTCTGAAATGTTTCTTTTAAATGTTTAGGTAATATACACTCTTCGATTGTTTTCGGGCGATACTTCTCTACCCAGAGAAAATCTTCTCTCATTCACGTACCTCATAATATAATAAAAAAAGATTAAGAATCGGATTCTTGTGATTCTAACATTTGAATCAATGCGATACACTGGTCACGTAATTGTCCAATCGTAGCAAGTTCTTCACCACGAAAGCCACCACGTCCAGCGACAGTGTCAATCACTGCTACAGTACTACGTGTTACACGATTTACAAGGTCGTTCATTTCAGATTGTTCAGCCATATTATGCTCCATAAGTGCTAGTTTTTTCAAGTGCTACCCAGTATTCTATACCAGATTCTTTGTTCACAAAATGTGAAATTAGTTTAGATGAGATGCCGACATCGTAATCACCCTCAACCATCTTAAGGTTTGAGATGTTGAATACGAAGTTGAATGCTTCATCGCCAAATGTTCCATCAACGTCAATAGAGAACGCATTGGATGTTTTGTCGTTGTTATCTATAACGCTTAAAACCAACACTCCATCCTGATTTGCAACAGACATCTCAGTATGACCTAATACAGATGCGGCACGTTTTACACGAGACAGAGTGTCACGATCCAACGTGAACTTCACTTCACATTCAGGCATTATAATGTCTTTCTTTGGTGAAGTCAAGATGTCCGGATTGGTGTAGTGATACTTGATACGTGAACGACCAGAACCATCACTAATTAGTGCATAGTTTTCGTCGAATGTGATACGTGGTGAATCAAGCAGAGACAGCGTACTGAGAAATTCGTTCAGATCGTAAATACCAAAACCACGAGGAAATTCAGTATCTAATGTAGCCGAACTCAAAACATTCTTCGCTTCGGATACCGTCTTCACAACAGCACCTTTCTCAATCACAATGTTTGAGTTAATGCTCGCATAGTTTTTCAATACATCAAGGGTTTTTGCAGTTAGTTCCATAATAATCATCCTAAAGTTACATTGTTTTACATAGTATATAACGTCAATTCGGTTTTGTCAAGACCATTCAACGCCTTTTGGTACATACGATCTGATTTTACGTTTGATATCATCTTCGAGTTCTTTCACAGACACAGGTGCTTTGCCTTTGCGTTTCACATAGAAGTAGTTTGCATCTTTAACATACGAACCCCCACGCCCAGATTTGGCAAGATCAGCATCAACACCAACTTTGTTGAATGCAAACACAATCTCACCATCCATGTATCGTTGTAAAGACTTACCCATGTTGATAATGTCACCCATAGTGTTTGCGGCACCACGGTGAGTGTTGACAAGAATTTCGGGTGGAACAGTTCGATCACGTGCAAGGTTTTGTTTCTGTGCAACTTCGATATCGTTGACAACCCACACGATGTGAATGTTTTTCTTATCATACCCAAGTTGAGATACCTGACGTGTGATGTTCTGTAGTTTCTGTAGATCTTTCAGAGTTACGTCGAAGATTATATTGGGTTTGCGATCAGGTGCGGCAGCCATGATACCACGATACAATGCTTTGTTGACTCGTTTGTCCAACTTGAGATAGTCACCGATGATGCCGTGTAGTTTAGAAACGTTCTCAGGATCTTTTAGATTGCCTGCGAGATTTGCAAGGTCAATGCCCATCTCGTCCTTGACTCGTTTCTGAATCACGGGCGTCTTCGATGCCATTGTTTTCAAAGCATCAACGTCAAGAACTTTACCTTCAACACCGACCAGATTGCCTAATACGAATCCTTTACCAGAACCAGCACCGCCTGCCATGATGACAACATTGCCAAACTTCGGGTAGGCTTTGCCACCAAATGTGATGAGTTTCTCAAGGAGTGTTTCGGCGGTCTCAAAGAGTTCCTGTTCTTCTCTGAGATAGTTTGAAAAGGACTGCATTAATGTATCTCCAACTTTAAAATTAATACAGTTATTTATAAGATTTGTGACCAGTACAAAAGTTCGAGTTGTATTCCGTCACATTGTTCTTTAGATTTCTTTTCACGTTTTTTCTGTATTCCTTTTGGCGCTTCTTTGCCATTCACTGAGTTCTCTGCGTTGTTGTTGTTCAGACTATTTCCCGGTGCGTCTTGATCACCGTTACCCCATCCGTTGTTCGCATTGAACTCTTTTTCACGAGTGTCATAATAAAAGCCCATCTCAATTGTGGACTTGTACGTGTCTAATGAATAACCAGTCGTTGTGATTTTGTATATATTTTCACGCCCTAACGACTCGATCTCATAATTATATTTGGTTTGATCACCATTGTCAACAGAACCGAAAGAGACTATGTCAGACTGACATTCCAAGATAAAGTTGCGGAGAACGTCACTGGCGCCGCCCTCAGCCACTTCTTGACTTCTGTAGTACTGATTAGTGGCAAATACAGACTTCTCAGTCGTCACGATGGTTTGAAGTGATATGATACTTGCCAAACTCATCATTGACAGAACGACCATCGTTGTCAGTAACACCGCACCTTTCTGTTTCATTTTTTAATCAGACTAACGATCTTACCGAATGCCATTTTCATAGCGACGAACGGAAAAGGCCATGGGAATAGAAATTTGTATTCAGAGAACGCACTTTTTGGTCTGTATAGTCTGTCATACCAATTGTCGATATATCCTTCACCTCGCACCCACAGAACGAGATGACCGACACCATTAGGTGATTTAGTAAACCAGAAGATCGCTTGCAAGGTGATCAGCATCCACCAGAACTTGACTAACGATTTGTTACATTCAAGATAAAGAGCAGTCACGGCATAATCGTCACAGTCTCCGACATAGTTGTCAGGATCCATAATGCGCCAGTTGTCTAACTTGCCGTCAGGCTTGTAACCAAACGAGTTTGCGAGTTCTTGTATATGATGATTCATAGTAATACCTCCGAGTTTGAAAGTATTTATATGTTGGACCCCCAGACTGGATTCGAACCAGTGACCGACTGCTTAGAAGGCAGTTATTCTATCCGCTGAACTACTGAGGGTTGGTACTCCCGCTTGGATTCGAACCAAGAACCATAACCTTATGAGGGTCGTGCTCTACCGTTAAGCTACAGGAGTGTGGTGCCGATTGAGGGAATCGAACCCCCTTCTGATGATTACAAGTCAACTGCATCGCCATTTATGCTTAATCGGCAATAATTCGTACCTCTGTCATAGGTCAGAG